TAAACTTCTTGGAGATAATTTAAATGATGTATTTATTATTACTGTAGAATTTAAAGCATCTTCATCTAATACACAAAACACTCATTTAGACTTAAGTATTCAAAATGGCGGTGGAAATGTCCAAAATTTAGATATGGTAATTCCTTTTTACAAAGGTAACAATGAAACACAACAAGAACACAAGTTAATTCAATATTATATTGACCAAAGTTTTATTGATAACGGAGCAACATTAAAAATACAATCACACGGTGGTTCGGCAAATATTTGGGACATAGAATATTTTATTCAAAGAACTCAAAGGTATTTTTAAAAATATAACAAACACAAATTAATTTAATTGTAATATTATGAAAGCGACAGAAATGTTAAAACAAGTAAAAGACCTACTAGGTATGAACGCTACAGAAGTAAGTTTAGAGGAGCAAGATGTAAATCTTGAAGAAACTAAAGAAGAAACTTTAGCTACAGATCAAGTAGAGGAAACAAAAGTAGAGCTTGCAACTATGCAGCTTGAAAATGGTACAACAGTAGAAGCAGAAGCTTTTGAAACTGGTAACGAAATCTTTATTGTTACAGAAGACGAAAAAGTTGCACTACCAGTTGGAGAATACACTCTTGAAGATGGTTTAAAATTAACTATCGAAGAAGAAGGTATAATTGCTTCTATAGGCGAAGCTGAAGTGGAAGAAGTTGAAGCTGCAGCAGATTACGCTACAAAAGAAGAATTAGCAGAAGTTAAAAAAGCAGTCGAAGATATTGTAACTATGATTGAAGAATTAGGTTATGGTAAAAAAGACGAAGAAATGGCTTCTGAAGAGGTTAAAGAAGAATTATCTGAAGAGCCTGTAAAAGAAATCTTATCTGAAGTAGAAAAAGTAAAACACAATCCAGAAAGCGAAGAGAAAACACAATTAAACATTCCTTCAAATTCTAGACCTATGAATACTTTAGACAGGGTAATGCAAACAATATCAAATTTTAATTAAAATAAATAAAAATGGCAAATAGTACAGTAACACCAATAACTTCTACTTATGCAGGAGAATTTGCAGGAAAATATGTTTCTGCAGCTCTTTTAAGTGGAAACACATTAGCTAATAACTTAATAACAGTTAAGCCAAATGTAAAATACAAAGAAGTAATGAAAAAAGTTGCTTCTACTGGTCTTGTTAAAAATGGTGCATGTGACTTTTCAGGTCAAGCAGATGTTTTAACATTAACAGAAAGAATATTACAACCAGAAGAATTCCAAGTGAACCTAGAGCTTTGTAAAAAAGACTACGTACAAGATTGGGAAGCAGTTCAAATGGGATATTCAGCAATTAACGAAACTTTACCTCCTTCATTCTCTGATTTCTTAATCGGACATGTATCAGCTAAAGTTGCTCAAAAAATAGAAAACAATATCTGCACAGGAACAAATGCAACAGACGGAGAGTTTGATGGATTTATCACTACATTAGGTGCAGATACTGACGTTAATGATGTAACAGGTACAGCATCAACAGCATCTAACATTATAGCAGAATTAGGTAAGATAGCTGACGCTATCCCTTCTGCAGCATATGGTTCAGAAGATATGACTATCTACTTACCTTCTAACATGTATAGAAACTACATTAGAGCACTAGGTGGTTTTGCAGCAGCAGGAGTAGGAGCTGCAGGTACAAACAATCAAGGTACACAGTGGTACTCAAAAGGAGCAGGTCTTCAGTTTGATGGTATTCCAGTTGTATTAGCACAAGGTTTATCTAGCAATGACGCAGTTGCTGCAGAAAAATCAAACTTATTCTTTGGTACAGGTTTATTATCAGACCACAACGAAGTAAAAGTATTAGACATGGCTGATCTTGATGGTTCTCAAAATGTAAGAATCGTTATGAGATTTACTGCTGGTATTCAGCACGCAATCGGATCTGACATTGTATTATACGCAACAGCGTAATTAAAGATTGTATAACATAAGAAAGGGTAGGTAGCTAAACTGCCTACCTTTTTTTTTAAAATAAAAATAATATGGCTTGTGATTTAACTAAAGGAAGAAAAGAACCTTGTAAAGACGTAGTAGGTGGAATTAAAAATATTTATATTTCTGATTTCGGAGACTATACAGCTGTTACTTACGATACTACTGACACAGACGTGGTAGATAGCGTAGGAACATCAGTTGCTAGTTTTAAATACGAAGTAAAAGGTAATTCATCTTTTGAACAAACAATTAATGCTTCTAGAGAAAACGGAACAACTTTCTTTGAGCAAACATTAAATCTTACACTTAAAAAACTTACAAAAGAGGACAACAAAGAGTTAAAATTATTAGCTTATGGTAGACCTCACATAGTTGTTGAAGATTATAATGAAAACCTATTTATAATGGGATTAGAAAACGGAGCGGATGTAAGTGGCGGAACAATCGTAACAGGAGCAGCAATGGGTGACCTTTCAGGTTATACATTAACGTTCACTGCACAAGAAAAAGTTCCAGCAAACTTTATAGAATCAGCAGCAGATGTAGATACTGCATTAACTAACGCTGGGTTTGCTACTCCAACTGAAGGAAGTAACTCATAATAATCCTTTAAACTCGATAAAGAAGGCACTAATTGGTGCCTTTTTTTATGCTTAATAATTAACAAAATAACATTTATTTTATTGTACTAGTATGATAATATTACAGAAGAGTTTAACTTCTCAAACGATTAGTTTTATTCCAAGAGAATACGTAGCATCTGGCAGCAACATTTATAACATATCAATTGTAAATGAAACAACAAATAAGTCAGTGTATGATGAAGACACAAATGCGTTTACATTAAATGATTACTATTATGAGTATTCTGATGTATTCACATTAGTAGAAGACACATTTTATACATTAACGATAAAAAAAAGTGGCAGTATTATTTATAAAGATAAAATATTCTGTACAAATCAAACTGTTACAAATTATTCAGTAAACAATAATGAATATGATGAGCAAGAAACAACAAACGAATTTATAGTACTATAATATGGACAATTTACACATAGTAAACTTATCAGAATACAATAGACCTAAAATATCTGAAGACAAACACAGAGATTGGGTTAATTATGGTGAGAACAATGATTATTATTCTTATTTAATTAATTTATTTATTAATTCTGCAACTAACAATGCAATTATTCAAGGAATATCTCAATTAATATATGGAAAAGGTATTGATGCAACAAACAGCTCTCAAAAGCCAGATGAATATGCAGCAATGAAATCTATATTTAGAGATGAAGATTTAAGAAATGTAATACTAGATCTTAAACTATTAGGAGAAGGAAGTTTTCAGGTATTATACCAAGACAGCAAAGTAGTAAAAGCAGAACACTTTCCAAGACAGACATTGAGAGCAGAGAAATGTAATGATGATGGAGAGATTGAAGCATATTACTATTTTCATGACTGGACCAAGATAAAAGCAAATAGTAAACCTAAAAGAATAGCAGCATTTGGATTTGGTAATGGTAAAGAGCCAGAAATTAAAGTTGTAAAAAGATATGTAAGTGGATATGATTATTATTGTCCAGTAGACTATCAAGGAGCTTTAGCTTATGCAGAGTTGGAATCAGAAGTATCAGACTATTTAATCAATGATATACAAAACGGATTTTCAGGAACTAAAGTTGTAAACTTTAACAATGGGGTGCCTGATAGAGAAAAGCAAATGCAGGTTAAGTCTGACGTTATGGGCAAGCTTACAGGAGCAAGAGGAGAAAAAGTTATTATAGCATTCAACAACAATGCAGAAAGCAAAACAACAATAGATGATGTACCTTTAAATGACGCACCAGCACATTATCAGTATTTATCTACAGAGTGTGCAAATAAGTTAATTATAGGACACAGAGTAACATCACCATTGCTTTTAGGTATTAGAACAGAAAATAATGGACTAGGATCAAACGCTGATGAAATAAAGACAGCTTCTTTGTTATTTGATAACGTTACAATAAAGCCTTATCAGGAGCTTTTAATTGGCTGTATGGACGCAATACTATCTGTAAACGAGATAAGCCTTAATTTATACTTTAAAACGCTTCAGCCGCTTGCTTTCATAGAGACTGACAATGCAGTAACAGAAGAATCAAGAGAAGAAGAGACAGGAGTTAAATTAAAAGAAGAAAAACCAGATCTTACAGACGAAATGAGTGAAGACTTTTTATCAGAGTTAGAGGGTGAGATAATGGAGGAGTATGATCTTATAGGAAAAAGAGAATATTCAGAAGAAAACGAAGGTTTAGAAGAGTGGAAGCAAAAAGTAATAGATGGTGATTTAGAATTAGAATCTGTTAAGTCTAAACCATCAGATGAAAGTTATTTAGATAAAAGTGTATATAAAGTAAGATATGCTTACGAAGAAAAATACACAAGTGGCAACAGTAGAAAGTTTTGTTCTACCATGATGAAAAGAACAAGAAATGGTGTTGTCTATAGATTAGAAGATATAGATAAAGCTTCTAGAGCAGGAGTAAATAAATCTTTTGGTCATAAAAAACAATCATATGATCTATTTAAATATAAAGGTGGACCAAACTGTGGTCATTTCTGGGAAGAAAGACTTTATAAATTAAAAAAGAAAAAGGATGGAGAAAACTATGAAGATAAATCTTTAGCTAGTAGCAAAGAGGTAGATAGTATTCCAAGTTCTTATAAACCAAGACCAGCAGGGCATAAAAAAGCAGCAATAGCTCCTAAAGACATGCCAAATAACGGATATAAAAACCCTAGATAAAAATGGCACAAGCATTATTAATTAGTAGAAAAGATATAGTAAAGTTTACAGCAATGAATGGTAATGTTGATACTGATAAGTTTATTCAGTTCATTAAGATTGCACAAGACATTCATATACAAAACTATTTAGGTACAGATCTATTAAACAAAATAGAATCTGATATAATTGCAAGTAGTTTAGCTGGTAGTTATTTAAGTTTAGTTACAGACTATGTAAAACCAATGCTTATTCACTGGGCTATGGTAGAATACCTTCCTTTTGCTGCTTATACAGTAGCCAATAAAGGTGTTTTTAAACATTCAAGTGAAAATGCAACTAATGTAGACAAAGATGAAATAGATTTTCTTATAGAAAAAGAAAGAAATTTAGCACAGTACTACACGGACAGATTTATTAGCTACATGAGCTTTAATAATGATAGTTTTCCTGAATACAACAGTAACTCTAACGAGGATGTATATCCAGATAAAGATGCAAGTTTTGAAGGATGGGTATTATAAAAAAAAAATACAAACCAAAAGCTTATAATGTGCAAAGATTAAAAAAATACATTATAGACTTGACAAAGAATAACAAAAAATTAAAAAACTTATTGTAATAGTATGTTTGGAACAATATATGACGTATCGTGGTGGGGAAATGTAAATGAAGAAAATGGATGGGGTTCAATATACCCTTTTGACGCAGATGGTTCTTTTTTTAGAGCAGACACCACACTAGTATTAGTAGACTCAACATTATATACAGCAGATAAAACAATTTATTAAGACATGGCAAAACAAACAATTAATATAGGAACAACAGCAAATGACGGAACAGGTGATCCAATAAGATCCGCATTTGATAAAACTAATGATAACTTTACAGAGCTATATGCAGGTGCTGGTGGTGTTGCTGATGGAGCAGTAACTACAGCAAAATTAGCAGCAGATGCTGTAGATTCAGATAAGATAGCTGATGGAGCAGTTGATACAGTTCATATTGCAGATGACCAAATTACTTATGCTAAAATGGGTGCAGAGTTTACTACTTCAGCTACTATATCCGCAAGTGATGTTGATTGGTCAGCAGCTGCAGTACATACAAAGACATTAGGTGCAAATACTACATTAACATTTTCTAATGTTTCAACAGGGATGGTTATAGATTTAGTAATTGACGGTAACTACACACTAACACTCCCAGCAAGTGTAAAAGAAATAAGCGGTACTTATGATGGTACTGTAACAAACTTAATTCAAATTGTATCAACTAACGGAGCTACTGAACAGTGGGCAACAATATCAAAAGAAGCATAATTATGAAAGCAGTAAACAACAACGGAATTATTACAACTTATCCAGATGTACCTAATAAATTTAGGTCATCAACAGGTTATCACTTAAACGCAAGAAGTATGACTTCTGATGAATTAAGAAATGCTGGTCTATTTGATGTAATCATAGATGAAAATTATGACTCAAGAATACACACACTTGGAGAAATATATTTTGATTCAGCTTCATCAGTATTTAGAAAAGATACAGAAGATATTACTTGGAGTGAAACTTTAGCAGAATTAAAAGAAAGAGCAATTAATAATTTTAAAGCACAAATAGGAAATAAACTTGCAGCGACTGATTGGTATATAATTAGAGAAGCAGATAATGGAGCAGATGTACCAGCAGATGTTGTAGATGCAAGAGTAGCTTTAAGAGAATTATCAGACACAGTTGAATCAGAAATCAATGCACTTACTACTAAAAAGAAAGTAATTACATACGATTTCCCTAATATAGACTAAATATGGCTGTAAATAAGAGATTATTACAGGGTGCTGCGGCAGGAGGATTAGTACCATCAGAACACTTTGGAGTAGTATTATACGAAGGAGATGGTACATCATCACATTCTATAACAGGATTAAACTTTACTCCTGATTTTGTTTGGATTAAGCCAAGAAGTTTTGCAGATAATCACGTTCTTTCAGATAGTACAAGAGGTAATAATAAAAGTTTAGCATCAAACAATACTGCAGCAGAACAAACTACTTTAGGAGTTGCTTCATTTGACACTGGTGGTTTTACCTTACCGAATTGGGGTAATGTAAATGACAGTGGAGAGGATTTCGTAGCGTGGTGTTGGAAAGCAAACGGAGGAACTACAAGCAGTAATACTGATGGAGGAATTACAAGTACAGTACAAGCAAATCAAGATGCAGGATTCTCTATAATAAAATATACAGCTACTGCTTCAGGCACTCAAACAGTAGGACACGGATTAGGTGTAGCACCAGAGTTAATTATACAAAAGAAAACATCAGGGAGTGAAGATTGGTATACTTATATACCTCCTCCTACTATAGATTCTAATTATAATTATCTTGTTTTAAATTCTACTGCTGTTGCAGGTACAACAGGTTCAGCTGTTCCAACCAGTTCAGTATTTAATCCAGTATCTCAATCTGGTGATTATATTGCTTATGCTTTTAAAAGTATTGATGGCTTTTCAAAGATTGGCACATACACAGGTAATGGTTCAACAAATGGACCGATTGTAGAAACAGGATTTGAACCTGCGTTTTTAATGATTAAAAGAACTGATTCAGGTGATAATTGGTTAATATTTGATAATAAAAGAAGTCCTTCTGACCCAAGAAATTTAGCGTTAATTCCTAATAGTTCATCAGTTGAACAAACAGGAAATTTAGGTAATGGATTTAGTTTTTTAAGCAATGGTTTTCAAGCAGTTTCATCTGATGGTGGACTTAATGATAATGGAGGTTCATATATCTATATGGCATTTGCTGCAGATCCTGACACAGAAGCACCAACAGTAGCAAAAAGTTTTAGTACAGTAACTTATACAGGTGATGGTGGTACACAAAGTATTGATGGTTTAGGATTTACTCCTAATTTAGTTTGGATTAAAAATAGAACATCAAGTGGGCAAGACCATATACTACACGATTCAATAAGAGGTGCAGGACAGAATTTTAATATATATAGTTCAAATAATGCAGCTGAAGGTCAGTATGGTCAATATGGATATTTGTCATCTTTTGATACAGATGGATTTACAGTTGTAGATGGTTTAGGAGAACACGCTAACACTTCAGCAAAAAATTATGTTGCTTGGTCTTGGAAAGCTGATGATAACGAACCGACAATCTATGGAGGACCTGCAAAAGCAGTATATAAATTTGAGGACAATGCGAATGATGTAACAGGAACATATAATGGTACTGCAAATAGTATTACTTATGCAACAGGTAAGTTTAACAAAGCAGCAGTATTTAATGGTAGTAGCAGTTATGTTGATGTTTCTTATAACCATAGTAATACCAGTTTTAGTTGGTCAATGTGGGTTAATGCTGATAGTTTTAGTAATTCATATCCTACTGTAATTGGTGGTATGAACAATTCTACTAATACAAATAATGGTACTATATGGATGAACAGTACAAAAATTGTTATTCACGGAAGTACGTTATATGGTGAAGTTGCATTTTCATTTAGCACAAGTACTTGGTATCACGTTGGGATGGTATATGATAGTGTTGCGAATACAGTTAAAGCAATAATCAATGGTCAATTATATACGCCAAGCTCAACAACATCAAACACTTTTCCAAGTCAAAACAAAATGAGAATTGGAAGGGCTGATGCTGATTCAACGGCTTGGGATGGAAAAATAGACCAAGTTAGGTTATATAAGGGTGCAATATCTGATGTTGGTGTAGCTGAATTATATGCAGAAACAGTATCTGACAATGATGATTTAACTTTAGGTGGTCCACCAGCATCAATAGTTAGTGCAAATGCTAATGCAGGATTTAGTATTGTAAAATATACAAGTACTGGTGTTTCAGGAATAAAGATACCACACGGATTATCGGCTGCACCAAATCTGATACTTATTAAGTGTATAAGTGATGGTTCTACTAACTGGATAGTGCATCATTCATCTTTAGGTAATAGTAAATATCTTACTTTAAATGATAATTCAGTACAAGATACATCTACTAACTGGCTTGTACCTTCTGCTACTACTTTTGCATTAAATCAAACATTTGGAAATGCAAATACAAGTGGCAGACAATATATTGCCTATTGTTGGCATTCAGTATCAGGATATTCTGCCTTTGGTTCTTATGCTGGAAATGGCACTTCACAATCAATTAATATTGGCTTTCAACCAGACTTATTAATTTTAAGAAAATATGATGATAACCAAGATTGGATGATATGGGATAGTGTTCGAGATGGAAACCCAAAAGAAGCAAGATTAGAAGCAAATAATTCTGATGCAGAAGTTAGTGGTACAACTAACATAAACTTTACAAGTACTGGTTTTGAATTTACAAGTGGTTTCTATAATGATAGTGGTCAAAATTCAATATATATGGCATTTAAAATAAACTAATGATTAATGATTAAAAAATAATAAAATGAATGGATTTGAACCAACATTATTAGGAATAGTTACTTACGTAATAACAATATCACAATTAAACGAAGCACTACAATCACTTCTAATAATAGCAACGTTGGTTTATACAGTAATTAAGATTATACAACTTTTAAACGATAAGAAATGGTAAGAACATTAAGATACATAGCAAATAAATTAGAGAAATTTAATATTGCAGTTGCTAAAGGCTGGAACAAATGGCTTGGTAAATTAAAGATGTAATGACTAATGAAATCTTATTTTACATACAGTGAATTTGACTCGCCTGACTTTCCTGATAGTGGTCGTAATATGGATCCAACTTTTCTCCGCATGCTCAACCATGCACGTCAAATTGCAGGAATACCATTTAAAATTAATTCAGGATTCAGAACTGAAGAGCATAATGAAAAAGTGGGAGGATCAGAGAACTCGTCACATTTACGAGGATTCGCTGCCGATATACATGCAACATCCAGCACGTATAGATACGAAATACTATCAGCACTTATTAAAGCTGGATTCTATAGGATAGGTGTTGCTAATACGTTTATACACGTAGACAGTGATCCTACAAAAACACAAAAAGTAATTTGGACATATGCTTAAACTATTAAAAAAACTATTAGGTTTACAAAGTCAATCTGATATAGGTGGACTAGGTATGGAGATAAGAGAGCTTATCAAGGGAAAAGAAATAGATCCACAACAATTAATAGAATTACAATCAGAGATAAATAAAGTAGAGGCACAGCACAGAACAATCTTCGTAGCTGGATGGAGACCTTTCATAGGATGGGTTTGTGGTGTAGCATTAGCTTATAACTTTGTATTAAGAGATTTATTGATATGGTTTTTAGGACAAGAGCAAGTTCCACCAGCACTACAAATGGAACATTTAATGACAGTATTAGTTGGTATGTTAGGACTTGGAGGAATGAGAACGTTTGAGAAACTAAACAACAAGTCTAATTAATATGTCAATAAAATTAAAACCTTCTACAAAGGAATATAAAAGAGATGCAAGAGGCAAGATAATTGGAAAACAATACACTTGGAAACATCATCCACCTTGTAGTTTTAAAACTAAAGAATTGATAACAATGTATAATAGTTCTACTTATAGTAGAAAAAAACATTTAATTCTTAAAGAACTAAATAGAAGATCTGTAGAGGTATAAATCCTATAAAGGACAAGGCGAGAGAAGAGAGTATTAACATCTTCTGTTAAAAAGAAAATTAACTCATCTATTTACTTTTAAAAAAAAAGTAGATAACTTTGGTGGGTTAGTGGTAATTAATGTATAACAATTATTATTAAATTAATAAATTAATATTTAAATATGGATGATATAAGAAGATTAGCTGATAAAATTATAAATGATTTTAATTTAACTGTAAAAGACAGATCAGATGAACTGTTAAAACTAGATGCAATACAATATACTAATCTTGGTTTAGATTCATCTAAAACAGAAAAGAAAGAAGTAAAGGCTAATTCTAAATACATCTATAAAAAAATAGAAGAGATAGATCCAGAATCTGGTAAACATTTAATAACAAGTATGGATAAATAATTATGCCTAGAAAACCTAAACGAAAGAACTTAATAAAAAAACTAGATGCTGTATTTTCTAAATACATAAGATTAAGAGACGCAGACACAGAAGGCTACTGCAGATGTTCTACTTGTGGAGAAGTACATCATTGGACTAAAATACAAGCAGGACACTTTATATCAAGAAAACATTATGCAACAAGATGGAATGAAGAGAATGTACACGCTCAATGTGTAGCTTGTAATGTCTTTCGATATGGTGAGCAATATAAGTTTAGTTTATATCTTGGTGATAAGTTGTCAAAGGAATTATTAGAAAAAAGCAGATTGATTGCTAAATTTACAGATATAGAAATCAAAGAAATGATTGACGATTATAATGATAGAATAAAACAATTTTCTTTTCATTCGTAAATTTTTCTAGTTTTTATTGTTCTTTGTTTAAAGGAGGGATTAAGTTCCCTCTTTTTTTTTGAATATATTTTATTAACATTTTATTATAATATTAAAATAATTTGTTAACTTTATATTATGATTGAATTACATTACATAGAACTACTAAAAAAAAAGCAAGAAGAAATAGATAGATTAAGATCTGCTTTATTTGAAATACTACAAGCTGACTTTTTAAGTAAACAAGATAAACAACTAATAATAAATAATTTTTTTACAAATGACAAAGACGAAACCGACTAGAATTAATCAAACACAAGATTCTATTAGTAAACAAGGAGCTGTAGATAGAGCTACCGAAATAGCACTCAATCCAGTTTGGAGAGCTGCTACCGATAAAGAGAAACAACAAATACTAGGAGACATAAGTTTAATAGGTAAGTATCTTTATTTCGAGAAAAATCTGTTACCAACATCAGAGGACTATAAAATGTTATATAATTTAAATAAATAAATATGGAACTTACAGGAACTATTAAATCAATAGGAAGTTTAGAAACAATTAAACAGTTAAAGAAAAAAACTGTATTAGTAGAGACTGCTGGAAACTATCCGCAAACGATACCAGTAGAATTTTTAAATAAAAATATAGATTTAGTAAACAGCTTACAAGTAGGTCAAACAATTAATGTTGCAGTTAATTTAAGATCTAACGAGTATAAAGGTAAATACTACATAAACGTTACAGGATGGAAAATAGTTAATGCTGTTGCAGAAACAACATCAAACGCACAAATGCCAGACGTAAACGACAATCTTCCATTCTAAAATGCTAGTAAACTCTTCTAACATATTTAAAAAACTATTAGATATAAAACACGGAAGGGTTAAGGAAGGTTTAAAAATAGGAGTACCAGACATAGACGAGTACTTACGATATAAACAGGGCAACTTTAATTTATTAATTGGTCATGCGAATGTTGGCAAAACAACTGTTATATTGTATTTATTCGTCATTTGGGCTCTTAAACACAAAAAGAGGTTTTTAATCTGGTCTTCAGAGAATACACCTCAATCAATACAAAGAAAAATAGTAGAGTTTAAAATGCGTAAGCCAATTACAAAGGCAGAGGACGCAGAGATAAAAGATGCACTTGAATGGTCTGATACTTATTTTAAGATTATTGATGTTGAAGAGCTCTACACATATAAAGAATTACTAGAAGAAGCTAAAGCAATTAAAGATGCTTGGGATTATGATGCAATACTTATAGATCCATACAACTCTTTAATAAAAGACAAACAACTATATAAAGAAGTAGGAGGTCACGAGTACGACTATCAAGTAAGTACAGAGTTTAGATTGTTTGCTAAAAAAAATAACATCACTCTGTTTTTAAATGCTCATGGAGTAACAGAAGCATTAAGACGTATGCATCCTAAAGGACATGAATACGAAGGTTTACCAATGCCTTTAAATATTGCTAGTGTTGAAGGAGGGGGTAAGTGGGGAAACCGCTGTGATGATCTGATTTGTATTCACAGGTACACGTCTCATCCAACTGATTGGATATATTCAAACCTTTTAGTTTTAAAGATTAAAGAAATGGAAACAGGAGGAAGATGTACACCATTTGATGAGCCAATAAAATTAAGAATGGAAAAGAATAATATAGGTTTTACATTTATGGATAAAGACCTTTTAGATAAACAAAAAAAAGAATTACTATTTTGATACTTATATCTTTATTAATATTAACAACAATTTTTGTAATGATAGGACAATACAAGAATGCAGATATTTATATAGCATTGATAAAAGGTTTTATGATAGGAGCATTATTTCACAAAGAACAATATGATGACGGATTTGATGAATACACATTACAGTGTGTAATAGGATTTATAAATGTTACAGTGAAATGGGAACAACAGCAGACTGGCTTGGACTAGTAGCGAAGCAACATAAAGAATGGATCAGAATAGTCAATGGGTTTGGTGAGTATGATTATGCAGAAGACATTGTACAAGAGAGTTATTTGATATTATATAAATATGCTAAACCAGAGAAGGTTATTGAGAATGGGATTATCCGTAGGGGTTATATGTATTTTACTTTACGTACTACTTACTACTTATACTATAATAGTAAGCGAAAAGTTAGGAAAGTTTCTATTGATGATGGATTACTTCAGTTAGAAGACAATACTGATTTAAGAGAACAGGATGCTTATAATTTAATATGCGAAAAAATAGATGATGAAATAGAAAACTGGCACTGGTATGATAAGAAGCTTTTTGTTCTGTATAGAGATACAAATATGAGTATAAGAAAGATTGCAGCAGAAACAAAAATAAGTTGGGTAAGTATATTTAATACATTAAAGAATGCAAAAATTATATTAAAAGATAAATTAAAAGAAGATTACGAAGATTACAAAAACGAAGATTATGAGCGATTACAATAAGTTTAAAGCAAATTTTGAATATCAACAAAAAGTAGCAGCTAAAGGATTTGGCGATACAGTTGAGAAAATAACAAAAGCAACAGGAATAAAAAAAGTTGTAGATACTGTAGCAGAAGCACTAGATGCAGACTGTGGATGCGATAAAAGGAAGAAGAAACTAAATGAACTGTTTCCCTATAAGATGCCAGAGCTATTTACAGAACAAGAATTTTTGTATCTTCAAGATATATTTATAGAAAAAAAGAACGATATAACAAAATACGCACCAAGAATGTTAGAGATATACAATAGAGTTTTTAATGATAAAAAACATCTTACTAATTGTAGTCCTTGCTTTGTTGGTCAAGTGTATAACAAACTAGAAGCAATTTACAATGAATACAAATAAAATGGAATTAATCAAAGAACTAGAATACGTTACAAACTACCAGACTTTAGGAAATAAATTAATGAAGTGGGGTAAAGAATCAAACAACCAAGAAATAAAAGAATGTAAAGGATGTTTAGCAGAGATAGGAATCTATGTTGCACATTTGGAATATGAAAGAAGAACTTACGAAAAGACAATAGAGTCTTATAGATCAGACAAAGTTAGAGCTCTTACAAGAGCAAGAAGAGTTGAAACAGAACTTGAAGAAGCTAACAAGATAGTAAGGAAGTATAACAAAGGAAAAGAACTAGGACTATGATTAATCTTTATAACATGGACTGTATGGAAGCTATGAAAGATATGGCTGACAACCAATATGATTTAGCTATTGTTGATCCACCTTATGGAATATCAAGATTTGGAAACAGAATAGATAAGACTTTAAAAATTAATAAATGGGATACAAAACCTACTAAAGAATATTTTAATGAATTATTTAGAATATCAAATAATCAAATAATATGGGGTGCTAATAATTTTGATTTACCAACATCAGAGTATTTTTGTGTATGGGATAAAAAACAAACAGTTGATAACTTTGCAAGTGCTGAATATGCTTTTGTAAGTATGGGGTTAAAAAAACCTGCAAAAGTATTTAGATATTCAATTCATAAAGTTATACAAGACAGAAAATCAGAAAATGGTAAAATACACCCTACACAAAAACCAGTTAAGCTATATGAATGGCTTTTAATGAACTATGCTAAAGAGGGTGATAAGATATTAGATACTCATTTAGGATCAGGTAGTATAGCAATAGCTTGTCATAATTTAGGATATGATTTAGATGCTTATGAAATAGACAAAGAATATTATAAAGCAACATTAAAAAGATTTAATAATCACACAGTACAATTAAGATTACTATGAGCAAACACAAAGAAAGAAAACAAATGCCAGTATTTACTGGAGTGTTAAAGTATTTTCCTAATGCACTTAAATATGTATCAAAGATAAGTTACATAGGAAACCAGCAACATCATCCAGACAAACCATTGCACTGGGACAAGAGTAAATCAACAGATCAGTTAGATGCTTTAACAAGACACCTAATAGACCACACTACAGATCCTTTAGATGATGATGGAATGTTACATCTGGGAAAGGTAGCATGGAGAGCCCTTGCTGCATTAGAAGACCAATTAGATAAAAATGAATAATACAATAACATTACTTAACGGAAAACAATACTCACCAGAAGATCTAATTCCTAAAATGGATGACGATAAGTTTTACTATGGAGAGCTAGGAAGAACAGCATTGAGTTCTTCTTCTATAAAGTATTTAATGGATAGTCCTAAAGCTTATGCTAGGAGTTTAAACTTTAAGTCAGACAACCCAGCATTTAAAGCAGGAAGACTTATACATTTAGCAGCATTAGAACCAGACAAGGTAGATAGTCTAGTACACATAGTAGAAGTGCAATCAGCAAGAACAAAAAAATACACAGAGAAAGTAGCAGAGGTAGGATCAGATGAATTTGTATATACAAGAAAAGACTATGACAAAGCAATGTATACAGTAGACGCTTTACTCCAGAATGATCTGTGGCAAAGAATGACAAGAGGAGCAGAGTTTGAGATACCAGCTATAGGAATGTTACACGGTTATCCTTTCAGAGGTAAGGCAGATATTTTAGGAGATGGCTTTATAGCAGATTTAAAAACAACAGCAGATGTAAAAGCATTTCCTTATTCAGCCAAGAAATATTCATATGACGTACAGCTTTATATTTATTGTGAATTATTTAATGTATCTTATGATAAGTTTTATTTCTTTGCAATAGATAAAGCAAAAGGAGATCTGGGTATGTGGGATGCAAAAGAAAGTTTTTACTTATCTGGTAAAGAAAAATTAGAAAGAGCAATTAAAACATTTGAAGAATACTTTGTAAAAAGAGAATCAGAATTAAATGAATATGTATTACGAGGAACTCTACAATGATGAAATAGAAAAATATTATCTAATGGCACTAATGGATTTAGCAGCTGGTTCAACAGAAAAAGAACTTGAAAATGCTATAAAGCTTTATGAAACTTTAGAAAACTATGAAGCGTGTGCTGGAATATTAAAAGCAATAAACGAAAACAAATATTACAACTATGATTACATCAGAACTAAAAAAAATAATAAAGGAAGAGACTAATATTGATTTAGAAAACAAAGAAGTTTTAACGTGTAGAGACAGAGACTTTGTTGAAGCAAGAGGAATATATTATAAACTCCTACGTAAGTATACTAATATGACTTATTTAAAAATAGGTAAAACAGTAAATAAAAACCACGCAACAGTATTGCATGCTTCAGAAGCTTTTCCATATTGGTTAAAGCAAGATGAAGGATTACTAAACACCTATAATAAAATAAAAGAAAAGTTTACAAAGTATCTAGGGTATGAAAAGCTAGATAAAAAACTAGAATACAATCTAGAGATGTTAGTAGATAATTATCTTATGCTTAAAAAGCAATACGAAGAACTTAAAAGAAAATATGAAAACGGAAACTTGTTAGACTAATGTTACAAATATCTCTTAACGAAGAAATAATCACCTACAGTAAAAAGTTGGTAGAGAGAACTAACTTCGGTATGAGAGGATTCGCAG